GCTGTGTTTCAGTTGCACTAGTTAATATATGAAATATAGCACTTCCATTATCTTGAAATTTAAAATCACCACCATCTGCATCAAGAATAATATCCCCAGCAACATCTATGGTTAAGTCACCACTTGATAAATCAATCTGTGTACCATCTATTGTAATATTGTCTACTACTAATGAACCACCAGTAATAGCACCAGTCGTTGTAATCGTACTTGAGCCAGTATCAATCGTACCAAAGCCACTCGTAATTGAACCTGCATTTAATGCACCAGTTGTAACTATACTTGAACTACCTGCAATAGGACTTAATACAGAAGCAATAGCAGTTCCATTAATTGTAATGGCATCAGCTTCTAATGTTCCATCTATATCTGCATTTCCAGAAATATCTAAAGAACCTGCGTCAACCTCACCACTAAACGTACCTGATGGTGCATCAACACTTGCTGTTATATTTTCAGGTTTCTTCCCTATATAGGTCATTAAGAAATCTCCAAGTAACTCGTTACCACATCTACTGAACTAGCTGCACTTGATGTAATCATTACATGGTCTGCATTATTTAAAACTAACTTTTGGTCTCCACCTACAACAACTAAACTTGAACCTGCAGGTATAGGAGCATCCTTAACCAATCTTGCTACACCATTACCTGCTGCTCCAATACTTACATGAGCAGATACAGTTATTTGTGAAGTAGTTATATTTGCTAAACTTAATCCTATTATAGTAGTTTCTGTACTATTAGCAGGACAAGTATAAGCACTTGCAGGGGATGTACCTACTCCTGCCACGACTGATACTTTAAAATTATTTGCCATAATGTTTCCTTATTATTACTATATTATACTTTATAAACTAACCTAATGCAATAGCAAATGGTATAGGGTCTCCTATATTACCAACTACAGTATTAATAGAAGTGATTGCTGCCGTTCTTGTAGCTATTGACGTTGCCATAGTTGCAGATAAATTAGTAATAACTGTGTTAATACTTGTAATAGCTACAGTACGAGTTGCAATACTTGTTGCCATTGTTGCACTAAGATTAGTTATTACAGTATTTATACTTGTAACTGCATCTAAGTTAGTTTTAGTTAAGGCACTTACATTAGCGATTGACGTTGCCATAGTTGCACTAAGATTAGTTACTACAGTATTAATAGATGTTACTGCGTCTAAATTAGTTTTTGTTAAAGCACTAACACCTGCAACAACTGTGTTAATACTTGTAATAGCTGCAGTATTTGTGGCTATCGCAGTAGTTCTATTATTAATACTAGTAGCCATTGTTGCACTAAGGTCACCTACTACAGTATTAATTGAAGTAATAGCTGCAGTTCTGTTAGCAATAGATGTTGCCATAGTTGCAGAAAGATTAGTAACAACTGTATTAATAGATGTTACTGCATCTAGATTAGTTTTAGTTAAAGCACTAACTCCTGCTACTACAGTATTTATACTTGTAACTGCATCTAGATTAGTTTTAGTTAATGCACTTACTGCAACTGCTAAACTATTAACAGAAGTTATTACTGTATTAATAGATGTTATTGCATCTAAGTTAGTTTTAGTTAAAGCACTTACTGCTGCAACTTCTGTAACATTTGCAACACTTACACCTGCTTTAAATAATCTTGTTGCATTTGCACTTACTGCAAAAAAATTAGTTGCATTTAAATTATTTACAGAAGTATCACTAAATGTTAAAGTACCTGCAGTTAAATTAGTTACACTTATATTTGTTGCTCTTAATATACTTGTTTCTATTGTAGTTGCAGTTACTGTTCCTGCAGTTATCTTAGTTCCTACTGTAAGATTATTTAAAGTTACATCAGTAGCACTTACTGCCTTCATGTTAGTTGTGCCTACAATAACTACATCACCACCTATAGACACATCATTTTCTACTATAAGTGAAGAACCATTAAATGTTCCACCTACAAAGGCATTAGAAGAAACTGTAGTTGCAACACTTACACTTATTACCCTACCAAAGGTATCAATATTAAATTTACCTAAAGGTCCATAAGTAGCAGAAGTTACACCTGTAGTTGCAAGTGTTATTGTAGGATTACCTGCAACACCATTTGCATTACTGATTGATATAGGACTACTTCCTGTAAGAGTTCTAGCTGCAAGAGTTCCTGAATCACCTACTACAATTCCTGTAAGACCTGATAAATCTGCAATATTATTTAATGCAGTTACATTTGCAGTTAAGGCTACACCACCTATTTGAAATGTACCACCTATGTTAACTTTATCTGTAGCTAGTTGTAATGGTGTTGAATTACCTGCTCCTGTTTCTACTGCAATTAATGTAGAAGATAAATTACTATTACTAGTATTTACCTGAAGTAAGTTTTTATAACTGTTTGCAATTTTTTGTCCTGTAAATGTACTCATACCATATTCCAATTATTGTCTTTGTTTTCCCAATTTTCTTCTAGTGACTCCCAATTAGATTGTATATCTGTTCTAGGGTCAGGTCTTGCATTTTGAATAAATATTTCTCTTCTATTATTAGGTGATTTATTTTGAGGATGATTTTTTAAATCATATGCACCATCATAATCAGTAGGGCATACCATTGAACCATAGCTAGTTTTTTTTAATTGATTTAATCTATATCTAAATCCACATATATCACATAGACCAAATACATTTCTACTGTTTGCCATTATATACTAATCTTTGGTTTAATTAATAAACTTACTCTTTCTCTATCCTCAGTCAAAGCTCTTGCAAGTCTTTCTTCATACTCTGTTTTAATCATTGCAATTCTATTCATATCAACATTAGGTCTTTTCATTGACATATAGTATGCAACTCCTGCAGTTAAGCAAGGCAAAAATCTTCTTGAAATGTCAGGAGTTTGTACTGCAGATTTATTTACATCCTGCATATATCTAATTAATTCTACTTTAATTTTATCTGTAGAATTTTCAGGCAAGGGCCATACATATATTTCAGGATTATCTCTTTCATGTCTTACTGCATATTGAGTAGACTTACCTGCTTGTCTTTTATTTGGTATCTTTAAATACTCTTGCATAGATATACGTTCTAATTGTATATCAGTATTATCTCTACTAATAACTGCTTCTAATACATCTATACTTGATGATGCTAAAGCATATGTAGTTACACTTGCAGAAACAGTAATGGTAGAAGTCTCTGCAGTCCATAGCATTATATCTCTATTTTGCCAATCAGATAGTAGTAAATTAATTGACCTTCTTGCAGACCTTGGCTCAAGTCCAAGAGTAGGCTCACCACCTATCATTTCCATTGCTTCTTGGATAACTTCATCAATATCCATAGAAAAATTATATGTACCTGATGTACTCATTTCTTTTTAATCTTTCTTTTTTTTATCTTTTTAGTATTAGGTTTTTTAATTTGTTGTGATATACTACTTCTACCTATAGTCATTACTTACCCCTTAACCAATCATACCATTTTCTCTTATGCTCTTCTGATTCCTTTTGTATGTTTTTGGCTTTTAGGTGGTGATTTTTTGCTTCCACTTTTCCCTGCCCATAATTTTTTATCTGCCCAATAAGCTGCTGACATCTTACCCTTTTGTATATTTTTAGCATGACGAGCTTTAAAACTCTTCCTAGCTTCTGGTGAATAATTATGACCCATTGATGAATCGCCATAATGTATAAGCTTGATTCTTTCACCTTCTTTAGCCAAGACCATACCTTTTTTACCCGGTCTGTCAGACCTTTTAGGTTTATTAAATCCTGCAAATTTTTTCCCACGATACTCTATACCTCCTGATGGTAATCTTTTTACTCCCGGATATTTGCTCATGCTATCCTCTTTTTAGTTTTTCTTCTTTTTCCTGAAGCAGTTACTGACCATTTAACTTTACTAGGTCCTGTCTTTTTCTTTGCTTCCTGTTTAGTTATTTTACTTGCAACTTTCTTTGGTCTACAGGCAGGATAAGGTCTAGACTTTTTATCTTTACCTGACCTTCCACATTTCTTACCTGTCTTAACATCTCGCCAATCTTCCTTAAACCATTTAGTTAAGCCACTATTTTTAGGCTTTGCCATTAGTAAGTTCCACCACGTTTCTTATATGTACGAACAAGCCATGCATTTGCATATGCACTGGGATATGTTGAAAATTTTCTTTTAGCTTCTGACTTTACTCTTGAGTATAGTGCAGGATTTTTTGGTTTAGGTGACTTACTTGTTGATTTTTTCTTTAATGCCATTATACTTATGTTCCTTATATGCTTGTTTAATTTCTTCCATAGTTCTTTTACAACCTATACAAATATTATTTACTAACTTACATACCTTTATACATGGTGTTATATTTTTCCTGTCCACTTACCTACACTCCAAGCTAATACTCCTGCAAAAAATATAATAAAAATAAAAGCTATACCATAACCTATATATTCCATTATTTCTGCCTGACGTTTCTCTCTCATCTTTTCTTGATAACGTCTAGACTTTCTTGCTTCTGCTTGGAACTCTTGCCAATCCTGCCATAATCCGGGTCTACCTAGATATATCATCATCTTCTTGAGTTCTTCTTCTTTTTCTCTTATCTGCTCAAGAGCCATGAA